AAGTAAAATAAGGGAGCAACACGGCAATATGTTATAGGCAATACTTATATTGAGTATATATTTCCCTACGGAGAAGGCTTAATAATAAGAGCAACCGGGCCATTAGTCTTACCCTTTCATCAAGTTGAGTATACATTTTTGACATGGAATCATTATCATTACACGTTAGAAGCATCAACAACTTTTAGTGATAGGATAGCTCTGAGCAGTGTGCGCCCTTTATATAGGGGCTTTATATACCCCTTATATGGGTCCACAATAGATACTCTTAACCCGGCATAAAAATAGAGAACAAAAAACCCCCGCAGCGTTTAAGCCACGGGGGTTTTTGGTCTCTAACAGACGAGGTAAGTAATGCTACTTTGAAGCCTTACCAGAAGCCTTACCAGAAGCCTCATCCTTTGCCTTCAGCTCCTTAGTGCGGAAAGCCAATGTCTCTTCGTCAGCACTAAAGCGAATCTCTACATTTACACCAAGCTTGTAAGCCTGAGTGCGAATCCGCTGCTGCCATGAGCCATAAGCATCCTTAGTAACACCCTTAAGCTCGAATGGGCTATGATCATTCTCAAGAGATTCCTTCAAAGCATCTCTAACCATAACCACCTCTTCCGTACTGCGACCCGCACGGGTTACTGCAGGAAAATCATCAATCTTACTGATACTAACCATTTTTATTATCTCCTGTAAATAGGTATGCCGGTAGTGGCACGCCCCAGTATAGCGGGGTGGGAAGCCACCAAAGTGGACCCTAACCTCTTATACGGTATGTTTTTTGGCCGTTAACGTATCAGGCAAGGAGGCAGTCGCTGATCCTCCAAACACATCGGCAAACATACAGTCGATAAATACTCTCGACCAAAGTATCACAAGAGACTCTCGGCCACAAACGGCCAGCTAAATCGTTAACAAATTGAGTGAATTTTTAGTACGTTAAACAAGGTCAAGCCAAGATTGGATCTCATCTGGCATCCCAGCGTCTATCTCAGACTCGCTTCTATCCTCGGTTAGGTTCTTCTTAACCCTATGTTCCGCAGAATCTTCTTCATCTTCGTACAGCTCATGAGAGAATGTCTCAAACTCAATCTCAACCTCTTGATCTATCTGCATGTGTTGCACAGACTGAAACACGGCCCCGGCAACAGCATCAGCAAGATCTTTAGAACCAGATGAAGGGTGATCAATCTTGTTACCACGGAGCAGTTTAAGCTTCAATAGTTCATCCTCAACTAGGATCTCATTCCAATACCCCCGCAATCTCTTATCATAGATAGCCGTCATCAGCGTATCGTAGTCTGTCTTTTTGACGCTATGAAAGTCTGCATTAATACCCATTGCGCGCAGGGACTGAATCATCTCTACCGACTGCCATTGATCAAAGCTTACAATGGCGACAGAGAATCTCCTACACAAGTCCACTATCATCGCTCTGATCTGACTAAAGTTAATCTCTGCACCCGGCTGTGCTTGCCATGAATAAACCAAGTCTACATTAAGCACCGGAAGTTGCTCAGTTCCAAGGCCAGTGTTAATACTCTTCATGCCGGGACAGTGCACCATAGACAATGCAGCACGATCACGCTTGACAGCTAGATCGACATGAATGAACCTAGTAAAATCATCACTGCCATTAAACCAAGACTTGAATGAGCCATCTTCTTCTATGGGGTCCTCAGCAAAGTTGAAAGCATTCCTAACCAAATCCGCATCCCTAAAGAATGCATCCTCCATATGTGGAGGCTCACATTCAAACCTTGCTCTAGCCTCAATTGGATTGCGGATATATTCTGACTCCAACTGCTCGCGCTCAATCGTGGGATTAACCTCCCAAGTAGCAGCCTTGATAGCCCATGTCTTAGGCTCATCTAAAGCTATAGAAGAATCATACCTCTGTTGAATAAAGTCTCCTCGATAACGGGGGAAGGACAACAGGATAGTTTTACCGACCTCAGGGAAGCGAGACATCACAGACAACTTACTCATGTTGTAAATGGCAGACGCAGAGCCCTTAGATCTGACATCACCTTTCAGCTCAGAGTCTGTCTTAAAGGCTGAGATCTCATCCAAGATGATAGTCATTACCTCATACCCCTCCCACCCCTCTGACTCAGAGTGACCAGAAAAACAGCGCACGGGGCGTGAAAAGAAGAAAATTTCTGATACCCTTGGTTCGAAGCCCTGTTCGTTGAACCACGGAGACGAGAGAAGGAGGTTCTTAAATGGTTCAAAAAATACCCTCTGAGCCTGCTGTGCGTTCACAGCTAGGTTCAGGAGATCAATATACACACCAGTTGCTTTACCATAGTACCCAAGAGGATCTCGTAGACAATGCATAAGATAGATGGTGTAGGCCATTGTTATCCTAGCACAATGGTCCTTGCCAGAACCCTTGCCAAGTTGGCAGATTACCTCGTTTTGAGTGTATGTATCATATATACGCTGCCCTTCCTTATCGCCATGAAGCTTCTTCAACGTTTCCACATTAAATACCTGCGTACTCATCTTAACAATCTCAGTTTGGATGTCAGACAATGGCGGTAGACCAAGGTATTTACGATCACTTACAAATACGTCAAGAGGAACAGGCTCCATGTCAAGTTCCTCATGGCTTAAAAGTTTATCAAGATCATCAAACTCAACGTTTAGACCATAGAATTCACTCATCTTTTATCCGGTTTTGACCATTATATAGAGTCGATTTCTTTCCCCACGACTTTAATAGAAAAAGGACATTATATAGGGCGCATGTAGTTCCCTACAAGCCTTCCGGTTCCTCCTCATCTTCATCATCTTCCACTATATCAGCATCAATGGTGTTAGGATCATCCATAGCGTCTTCAAACTCCTCGCTTGCCTCCATTAGCTCAAAGGCCAATGCAAGCTCACCTCTCACCTGAGAAGCTATCTCAGGGAATTGAGACACCGTATCGCGCAAGATCTTAGACAGAATCTGATTGACAGACTCCGCCCGCTGCATTCTTGCAACATATTCTACATCAGCGTTGTTCCCACCAAGCAAATGATGTAATTGTGCCTTCTTAGAGGCAACATCAGAAGCCAGTTTTAATGCCTGAACTCTCGCAGAGATCATACCATGATCGGTAGCTATGGTCACAGTCTCCCAAGCCTCCTTAGAGACCTGTTCAAACTCCTCTAGAGCACGCAGTGTGTTGTACTGCACCTTCTCTAGAAAATAAGGATCATCTTGAGCCCTCTTGTCGATAAGACTCTTGTAATCATTAACGTGTTTTCTTACACGCTGTGGCGAGATGTCCATCACAGTGGCTATCTCAGACACCTTGTAGCCCTTAACCGATAACAGACCGGCTTCTTCGATATCGTTTAACTCATCAACGATAGTATGCTGGCTACTAGTAGTTTCTATCTCCTCAGACATTAAAACGTTGCTGTGTGCTGACTCGTTCAGGCCAGCACACAGCGCCTCCTTTTATTAGACTCTACTACCGCACGACTCGCATGTTGCATCGTGGGCAAACATTGCACCGCCACCAATCTCACACAGCAGATCACGGTACTCTGCAGAAATTGTAAAGTCGTGAGTGCCAACATATGTGAAAAGGTTAACAATATCATACATTGTAGACGGTATACCATCAGAGACAGTAGCCAAATAGCCTTCATCTGTCAAGTAGCGTATCAGCAAGTCCCTAATCTTATTAGGCAGCCTGTACTGAACACACATATTGCGAACAGCAGATTCAGCGTTACGAATCTTGTCTTGCTGCATAGCCATGAGTCCATCTACCATCTGCTTGACCTGATCTAGGGCCAAGGACGAGAATTCGCTCGCCTGAGCAAGAACTCCATCAGAACTATAGCCATTTACTCTAAATTTACGTCCATCAATGTTTACAGATGCTCCATTATCGCAAACCAGCCGGTTTAGGAACGTCTTAAACACTGGCGCTGTCTTCCAACTGTCATCATATGTGGCAGATACACCACCAAACAGCACAGAACCGCCGGGATCTTCAAATGTCAACTCAGGGGAGCGCAATTGGATGTTAAATTTGCCATCATTGACTCCCCAACGGTGAACAAAGGGTGCTTCACCATCAAACGAGTCCACAATTGCCCCCAAGAGAGCATCATGTGGCACATATGGCAAATCTGGGCGCATAAGAGACCTAGCGACCCCCTTATCGTCCACAAGTGCGTTGTATGGGCGCCTAGGCCCCTCTGTCAGTAAGTAATTAACTGTAAAATCGGTCAAAGTGTCCGGCATCCTTCCCGCATAGCTAGCAGGAACGTCGATAAGATTGCACAGTTGTGTAAAACTACTGCCTGTTAACGTAATGCTCTCATCATTTGGTGTTGTAATAGTATTCGTCTTGGCATGGTACTTAGACCGGCCAAGTTCAAACTCAAGATGCTTAGTGTTCTTAGAAATGCTTCCAAGGTCACCCATAAGCTGATCAAGTTCAATTGTTGCTGTTGGAAATTCCCAACCTGTCATGTCAATGCCTCCTTAGGCTTCTCTTGGCATCCATTATACCCCATTTAGCGCCCCATCATGCTACATTTGGGGATATTTTTATTTTTTTCTTTCCACATCCAGACCGCCACCCTTCTCGGGGACAGGGGTAGCCTCTCTAGATTGCTCTCTAAGGCCCCTAGGAGCCTCTCTACGGGCCTCACAGGGTGCTTGTGGGGGACTATACACAAACGCCCCCAGAGGCCCTCAGACGGGCTCTACGGCGGTCTGAGAGCAATTCAGAAAGGGGGTGTTTTAGCGCAATCATGTAATAGTACCGTGAGCGCCGTTTTCGAGGATAGATGCCGTAGAAATGCGCACAAAAAGGGCTTTTGAGTGGTACTCGGCCATGTCACTAGCCCCAACATATGAAAAAGCGCTACGCAAACCGTCAGAAATATCGTTTACTACATCCCCAGCCTTGCCGCTATACTTAACAAAACCCTCAGCACCCTCAATATACATGGATCCCGCACCATTCGATGCCATTCCTCGGTAAGTTTTAAACTTTTCGCCATCAATATCCACAACATCACCCGGAGTCTTCATACCACCATCAGCAATACACCCCACGCCATGCAAATCTGCGGCATGAGAACACTCAAGAATGGCAGACAGCTGAGGTATACCCACCCCTGTGTTAATCCTCGTCAAGCATGCTGCGCCCGGG